TTCTTCTGACATCTTTTTGCCTGATGACTCAAAGAAGTGGGAAAAGAGGGCGTATCTTTCCGCATCTTTTGCGTGATCTTGTTTTTTAATTGGCTTGTCATCACCTTTTTCACTTGCTTTAGCATCCCAAACATAGTTTGTATATTCTTTAATTGTCTCTGTACAGTTTGAGCAGATTTTGTACGTACCGTTAGAGAGCAGTAAGCTCTGATAGCGTATCCCTGGAAGCACATCATTTTTAGCATCACGCACATTGCTGACGCCATTACGTCTAAGCTCTTGTCTAAAAGAAGCAGCTGATGGATCTAGGTATATAGCCTTTACATAGAATCCTTCAATGAAGTCTATTAAGTCTAAAGCATAGTCATAGTCAGACTTTTGACGTTGATGAGCTTTACTATCAAAGTAGTATTCCTTTTCAAGCCACATATTGGGATATGCGCTTGCATTATAGCCGATCATTGTAAAAACGCATGGGTTTGTGGTTCCATAGTCAATACCAACTATGTAGTAGTCCGCTGGTGCGGGTGCTTGATCTATCACATGTATTTCATCATCAAAGAAGTCATAGACAGCACCTTCAGCCATCACCCATTTACCTTCGATGTAGCGCTTGTACCACAGTCCTTGATACTCTTGCTTTAGCTCTCTTTTGAACTGTTCAGAGAGTGAGGGGTTGTCATCTATGCTGTATGAGAACACCTTACAGTTAAGCTCTTTTTCGCGGTTGATAAGGTCTGTTTTTACCCAGTGATATGGGCTATCAGGGTTAGTAGATGCAAATAGCTTAGCTTCTGGAATAGATAGACGCGACAAGAGCATCTTACAGAAGTTCTCAGGAAGTAAAGTAAGCTCATCTATTAATGCTCCAGCAAACTCAGAGCCACGGATCTTAGCCTCTGCTCTGTCGTCATTAGCACCAATAACATACATGGTGCGGTTAAACATCTGTACTTCACCTTTACCAGATGAGTATCGAACTGCTTCTCCAACTAGATCTTGTAGTGGATTGATGATGTTACGCTTGATTGTCTTATCTGTACGACCACAGATGATTAGTGCTCCTGGTGGCCCTGTTCTACAGAACTCAATCCATCGAACAAGTGCAATGAAAGACTTACCAGCTCTTACCGGGCCCTCAAAGATGTTGATACGCGCGTCTGATTGCTGGAACGACTCTATCTGTTTGTCGCTAAGTGTTTCAATTACCATAATCTATCAGACAGTGTTCAAATATTAACTTTTGTTCTTCAGATCCATATATATTTATAAAAAGCATGAAACATTCTTCGCAAAGAATTGGATCTCCCACTTCATCTTCATGAGAATTATCTATAGTTTCTTCTAAAATAAAAGGATGACAAGTACTAATGAAACACTCATCACCATGTAAATCCGCTTTACATCTATCACAATAGCCGCTGATCACTCTTTTGAATCTTCCTCTTTCTTTTCTACTTCCATTTTACCAAGACTTTCAAGCAAGCTCACAAGCTTACCGTTAAACTCTTCTACTTCCTTAGGAATATCTCTTTGACCTAGCTTCTGTTTACCAAGCCATATGGCCATTGATGCATTTGTTTTGCTCATTTTGAGTTGGTTTCTTCTTAATGAAGCTTTGCCCCCATCTGAGTATTTTTTATATACAGAAGAGAAAGGCTCACCGTATGTTCTAAGGCACCATTTAGATATAGTTTCCCTATCTGCTTGCAAGATATTTTGTATTTCATCCCAAGTACACCACACATGACATAAGCTTTCGAAGGTTTTCTTATCAAATTCTTTTAGCGGTCTTCCATTTGATTTCCCTGTTGTTTTACGCGTCATAACTTTTCCTTACATCTGTGGGAACATCAGGTAATTCGCACCAGTACTGCCATTTTGTTTGTTTATTATTTTCGGCAATCCAGTGTTTATCCCATTTTTTAAACCTGCGTGTTTGTAAAATGAATCCTCTCTCATCAATACCTAGAATGTGTTTATAGTAAGGAGGTAGTTTATTTTTTACTTTTATCCATTTCATCTTATGTTCTTTTTCTTCATTCACTTTTATACTTCTCTCTCCATCTTATACTATTGTCGTTTTTAATTTCTCTGTAACCATCCCATTGCGAGCCTGTCCACCATCCATTTAACATAGAGTTACCATTTTTAATCTCTACTAAGTCGTAACAAACAGGTCTAAAATACTTAGGATTTATCCATCTTCCTTCTTCTCTTGTTATTTGAGATGATATTAGAGTTTTATTACCCTTTTCCCCAGGTAATTTAGGTCTTGTTTCTCTAAGAGTCATAGGTTTCTTCTTAGCTAACTCAAAAAGTTTCTTTTTTAAGGTTTCTTTATCCAAATTTAACCTTTGTTACATTTTTACTTTGTAACTTGCACCTTCATATCCGTCTATTATGTGGCTTAATTTGTTCTCTAAATCGATGACGTCGTACTTTGATTCAAGCTTTATGTTTATACCATAAGATTCTTTCTTAGGCTTTTCTTCTACTTCACCAAGACCGAGCTCATCTTCTGTGAAACCCCAGTCTAAAAGATCAATAACATCCCAAGAATTAGCAAGCACGTCAAAATCCCAACTCCCACTATTTTTATTAAGTCGAATGTTAAGTTCTTCCACTTCACGGTCGTTAAGCCTTCTACTAGGAACGTGGACAACGACTGTTTGCAGTCCCATTCCTCGCATTGTACGTACTCTTTGATGTCCTCCGATAATGGTGTAGTCTTCGTTAATGACAATTGGCTCACATTGTCCAAACTTTGTAAGGCTTTTTCTAAGTTCTCTTTCATCTTTCTCGCTTAAATTACGTGGGTTTTTTTCATAAAATTTAAGTTTATCAATCTCAACTAACTGTTCGGTCCATTCCATAATCTTCCTCTATTATCAGTTTATCTTCTCTAAAATATTCGACAATTTTATGTAAAATACTCTCTCTGTCTTTTGGAGTTAAGTACCAATGCTGCTCTTCTTCTTTAGAATACGCTGAATACATGTTGCGTAGTCTAACAAAATCCTCCCATGCAATCAGGGAGGTAAGTAAGTCCATCTCAGCTATCTTATTTGTCTGCTTCGGTTTTGACATTTTCATCCACTTTGTTCATAGCATCTAAATCACCTTGAGACATGGGATAAATGGCTATATATTCTAGTGAGTCTTTAGATGTCCAGAAGCTGACTTTAGTATTTTTATTCGTGTACATCTTTGAACTATTCAAACAGTTTAAAAAGATATCGACATCTTCAGGTGGTATAAATAAGTTTAAAGTCTTTTCGTTCTTATACGCTAAGAACACTTTATAGCTTACTGGTTCTATTGCTTTACTTTTTTCTTCTGTCATATTGTTCTCCATTCTTTAAAAAGGGCACTCATCATAAGTGCGGTTTTGTTGTTGTGGCATTTGATCTTCTTGAGGATTCTCTTTAATCCACCTACTAACTTCTTTTTGAATCTGTTCGCAAACATGGTGTTTGTCTTTTGTATCTTTAAAATAGATGTTTGGTACATAGATCTTTTCGCCTTCTTTGTTTGTAGCTTGATGATCAGGTAGTGATATCCATTGTCTTGAGTCTTTCTGAAATAGTTTACATTTCAAGATGATAGTTTGACCCATTAACTCAGCTTCTACATCTGCAAAGCCTTTAAGGCATCCGCTCTCATACGTCTTAAAGTTTATACACTTCATTTCTTCTTCTTTCCTTTCTTTGCTACGTTTAGTGCAATGGCTACAGCTTGCTTTTGAGGCTTACCCGCTGCCATTTCTGTCTTAATGTTACTTTTTATGGTCTTCTTGCTTGAGCCTTTCTTCAATGGCATCTATCTTCCTTCTCCTGAGCTTTGTTTATCTTCTCTTGAGTCTTGTAATATTCATACGAATCATCACCCGCATTAGCAAATCCCGCTTGGCATGCTTTACACACTCCAATGTCATTTACTCGTACTGTTGTGCTACATGTGTTACATGTCATCCACTGCATATTTTCTCCAATTTGTCTAACAAATAAATAATGGTTTTTGACAAATAATCATCAATATCTATCTATCTCAATTTCTACCGAAGACTCCATTGCATAAAGCTTCTCACTAATTATTTTACAAATTTGGCTGTCATCTTTATATACTAAATTATTCATTACATCCATGTAAAACTTTTCGTAATTATCTAAGTCTGGGCGTCTTAAGTCAGGCTTACCATCTAGTTCCTTTTTCTTTTTCTTTGAAAATGATTTTGGCATGCTGGTTTTAAAGATTATATGCATCTTTAAAGGAACACCTTCTTTTACCAAAACATTATCGTTCTTCATCTCGTATTCAGACTCAATTTGCTCCTTGATTTGCTGCTTAGTGTTCCACTGCTCTTTCTTCTGGCAATCGTACACTCCGCCGAACTTTGAGAATCTAGGCCTTTGCTTAGCAATTGGCTTAGCATTTAGAATGATCTTTAAAGACAAACAACTTTCCAGTTTTTTCTAGATGTAAACATTTATTGTAATGTTTAAAACATTCTTTACAATAACTGTGTCTCTTCTTACCCTTCCAATAATATTCACTATTTTCTTTGTTTTTTTTGCACACACTGCATGGTTTCATGAGAAAAGTACCTTCTTGCTTTGCTTTTACAATTCTTTTTATAATTTTCTTTTGACTTTTTTATTATA